GGCTGCCGGCTGGGTCTTTCACCGCTACGGCATTGGCGGCGCGCATGGTCAGCACCGGGTGGTTGCCGTGGGCCACGCGGCCGTTCAGCAGCTCGGCTTCCAGGGCGTCGAGTGCCGGGGCCATATCCTTGAAGCCTTGACCGTGCGGCACTAGCGGCAGATCGAGGCCCAGGCGGTCGAGTTCTTTCTTGAAAATGTCGATACGCCAGCGGTCGAAGGCCACGGCCTGAATGTCCACGTCGGACAGGATCTCAGCCATATCGGCGGCCACGGCTTCATAGTCCACCGTCGCGCCGGGTGTCGTGCGCAGATAGCCTTCGGCGGCCCACTGGTCATACGGGGCGCGGTCCTTCTTGGCGCGGTCGAAGATGCCCTGCTCGGGCGTCCAGAAGTACGGGCGAACCTGCCAGACGCCAGCGGTTTTGCCGATCAGCACAAGCGCCGTCAGGTCGGTACGGGCGGACAGGTCCAGGCCGGCATACACGGGACCGTCGAAGGGTTCTGGCTCGGCATCGCAGGCCATCCACACGTCAGGCGATATGAACGGGCTGTCCAGGCTCACGCGCTGGTTCAGCAGCAGGTTCCGGGCGGTGTTGGACATAGACGGCATCCGCGCCGCTTGCTGCATCTGCTCGCGCAGATCGTCCTCGGAGCGGAACAGGCCCAGCGCCGGGTTGGCCGCTTTCCACGCTTCAATGTCCAGCAGGTCGCAGCCCTTCGGCGCGGCGTACAGGTGGCAGACGATGCGCGGGTCTTTCGACTGCTTGGCGTCGTCGATCCACTGGCTCAGCAGATCGGCATCGTTCGCGGCTTGGGTACTGATAGCGATCAGCAGCGGGTCAGCGTGTGCGCCCTGGCTGGTCGTGATGGCATCCACGAAGTCCGATTGCGGTCCGCGGATCTGGCCTATCTCGTCGAGGATGGCGAGCACCGGGGAAAGGCCGTGTGCCGTTCTGCCGTCAGCCGCCAAGGCGCGAAACTCAGTATTCAGCGGCAGACCTAGCAGGCGCTTGCCGCTCGGCACGATGCGGACGATCTTCGATAAGGCCGGCGACTGTTGAACCATCTTCGATGCCAGGTTGAACACCAGCGCAGCCTGGTCCCGGCTCATAGCTCCCGACACTAGCTGGCTGTTCTGCTTGGCTTCAGGCCCGACCAGATGGGCCAGGATCAGGCCAGCGATAAGCCCGGATTTTCCGTTCTTTCTCGCTATCGAGCAGATGGCGCGCCGGGTGCCGTGCGGATTGTCGTAAACGGCTCGGATGAACTCTTTCTGAAACTCAGCCAGGCGCATCGGTTTACCCACGTCCGCGCCTTCCGGCACCACGAGGTACTTCTCGCAAAAGCTGATGATCTTCTCGGCCCTGGTCATTGCATCGTCGCCAAGGTTGGGATCAGGTCATCGTCGAGCTGAGCGCGGGCGTCACGCTCCAGGGCGGCGCTTTTCGGCAGATCCTCGGCTTTGCCCACGGTGGCGATGGTGTCCACCTTCAACTGGCGACCCGTGGCCAGGGCGCGGCGGCTCATGTTCTCCATGATGGCAATCGCCGGGTGCGCCTTGCCGTCCAGGATGAAACCATCGCGGTCGAGGGTCTTTTGCAGTTGCTCGATGTCGGCATAGGCGCGGGCAAGGCTCGCGGCCAGGATCAGGTCAGCATCGGTCCAGGTATCACGCGGGCGAGCGGTGACGATGGCATCCCAGAACGGCCTGGCGGCCTTGCTCACGCGCACAAACGCAGGCGGCGCTATAGGGCCAAGCGCAACGGCCTGAGCGGCTGCTACGGCGGCTCTAGCACTGTCTGAGCGGGGGCGGCGTGGGGTGGTTTTCATGGCGGTTAGCAATAAACACGCAGGGGGAGGGCGGTCTTCTCGCCAGCGGTTGCTGGTGATTTTTCCGCTCGATTCCACGGATGCGCCGGGTCGAGTGGCAGGCCGTTCACGTCACAGCCCAGGAACACGCTTTTATTCATGCTCGCGGCTGTCTTGAGGCTATGACAGGTGTGACAAAGGCTCTGAAGGTTCTCCCGGCTGTTGTCGTCGGTGTAGTCCTCGCGGCTGTCCTCGATGTGGTCAACGTCAGTGGCAGGCACTACCAGGCCACGGGCGGCACACATACGGCACAGCGGCTCACTTGCCAGCACCTCGGCGCGCAGGGTCTTCCAGGCGCTGCTGTTCAGGCTCAGCGTGCGTTTCTTCTTCATGCCGCTGCCCCTTTGGCTTGTGCATCCTGATCGGCAGCATCGGGTTGTGCATCCGGTCTTCCAGTGGCAGGCGCTGCATCTTGAGTTTTCGCATCGTCGATACCTTCGATAGCTGGCAGGTTCTCAATGCGGCGCACCTCAGAACGGAGCATCCATCCGTCTTCGATGCCGCGCTGGTAGAAGTTGGCGCGGGCCAGGCTGTCGCCACGCAGCAGACCTTCCACGTTGTGCTCGACGAAGAACGCCGGATTGGTAATGCACGCCCGGTTGATCGCCTGTTCCCACATCACCAGATGGCGGCGCAGGGTGTTGGTCACGAAGAAGCGGGCCAGCTCCACCACGTTGGAATAGTTCGCGGCCTCCATGTCGCCAATCATCACGGGCGGGACGCGGAACAGACGGGCAGTCTCGACGATGGACAGGCGCCGGGCTTCGATCCACTCGGCATCCTCTAGCGTCATGCTCACGGTCTTAAACGTCGCGCCTTGCGGCAGTACGGCGGTCTTGCCGTGGTTGGCGATGCCGGCTTGACCAGCGGACCAGCTCTCGCGGATCTGGCCTGCCTGCTCTTTCGTGGTGCCGGGTGGTGTCTCGATGACGCCCGACAGCTTGGTGCCCTGCTCGAACATCTTGGCGCCGTGGGTACGCTCGGCCAGTGCAAGCCCGATAGTGTCGCGGGCTACCTGAATCGGTGAGCGTCCGAGAATCCCATCGTCCGAGTGGTATCGCAGGTGCAGGACTTCATCGGCCAGCAGACGGCGCTGATTGCCTTTTCCGTCAACGTGGTCATAGACCAGATTGCCCAGGCTCGAACGAAGCACAGTCACGCTATCGGGGTGCATTGGCAGCAGGGCTTTCACCGAACCGTTCGGGTTCCACACGATTTCCGCATAGGCGTTACCACGCAGCAGGACGTGGCGTTGCATCTGCTCGCGGAACTCCAGGGCGGTCTGGTAGTTGTTCGGCGCATCGTGCAGCAGACGATAGAGCGGATGGGTTTTCGCCTTCTCGCGTCCGTTGTCGGTGTTGCGGTACACGTCGAGCGGCAGGCTGCCCACCGTCTCAGAGATAGCTGCCACGCAGGCATAGACGGCGCTGATACCTTCGGCGGTCGTGGTGTTCACGTCCACGCCAGCCACGCCGGGAAAGCCCGTCAGGCGGTCGTAATAGGTGTCATAGGCCGGGGTTGTCGGCTCGGGGCTGGATCGTTTGAACAGGCGCGGAAACTTCACTGGCAGGCCTCCAGATACAGACGGGCAAGGCGAATCGAGCGCGGCAGCTTCGACCGGACTTGAACACTCGTCGCGTCATAGGCCGGGTTGGCCGTGATGGTGATCTCGAACAGATCCACGTCTCGCAATTCGCGGACGGGCTTTGCGCCTTCGGCCCAGGTGTCACGAACGGGCAGGAACCCGAACGAACAGCCGGCCACGTCGCCACGCTTCACCAGCTCGGCCAGATCGCGGCCCAAGGTGGTGTCGGGAAGGTCCAGCTCGAACGCCAGGCCTTCGGAATCTTCAGTCAGTCGCAGAGTGCCGGCACCCAGGCGACCGAGCAGCGACTTGCCGTCATGCTCATAAATCGCCCGGATGTTTCCAGCAGAAGCGGCGGCAAGCGTCCGGGTGAAGGCACCGGGGCGGATGACTTCCACAAACTCGCCCAGGTCCGTCTCAGAGTTGAACCGAGCGGCATAGCCGGTCAGCTTGCGTCCGTCAGGCTTCAGCCCATTGCTTGCGCGCCGTTCCATTGCTTAGACCTCGGTCGCTACGACGAAGCCTTGCGGGTGGCGCACGGCGGTATCGACGGTGGCCATAGCGCGAACCTGAATGCCGCCACGGCTGTAGGCGGGTTCGGCATACGGGTTCACCAGAATGTCCACTTCGGACCAGACGCCCAGCATGACCTGGCTGAAGTCACCGAGGATCAGCTTGCCGGCCGGGACGTTCTTGCTCGCTGCCAGGGCCAGGCCAGCCATAGCGCCGTTGTCGTACAGGAAGCCCGAACCGGAGCCGGCGACCTTCTCAGCAGCAGCCAGGGCGGTGCGGATGGCGGCAGTGGTCAGCCAGCGGCC